AAAACCCTACGGCTGGGTAATGAAAAATCCTTGTAAAATCAACGTTTTACAAGGATTCATAAGGTAAGCAGATGACGGGAATCGAACCCGTAGGAAAAAGTGCCAAAAACCTTGATTTTACGGCACTTTTTAAAATGCGTGACAAGATTCATGACAAGATTTTGCTTGCGGCGAGTTCCTGCGATTTCCGCAGAGAGTCCTTCATGGCGTGCCGGTAAACGCGCTTCATGACATTGTCGCTGCTCCAGCCACCCATGGCAAGAATATCCGCTTCCGGGATTTTCTCGGAGTGGGAATATGATACAAAGTAATGACGGAACATATGGAGCTTGAATGGCTCGATCCCCAGCGCCTTCTGCGCTCGGTGAAGGTAGCGCAGGATGCTGTCCGGATATTTGGTATAGATCTTTCCATTGCGGCGGATCTTCTCGACAAGAATGTCGGGAAGATATACCGTCCGGTAACTTCCGGACGTTTTGGGGATGTCCTTTATGACATATTTATGATCAGTGCCCTTGACCATTGCTTTTGAAATGGTAAGGGTATTCCCGTCCAGATCGTCCAGTGTCAGGGCGCAGATCTCACTACGGCGAAGACCGAGCGCTGCGAGCATGAGCGCAACCTCATACTCGGTCCCTTCGGAATATTTCAAAATAGCACCGACTTCCTCCGATGTTGGAGGCTCCGGCTCCTTGACGATGCAAAGAGGAAGTTTTGCCCGATATACAAAGTTAGGACGAAATTCTGCAAGAACCGGACTGATAAAACCGTTCAGGTTCCGTGTGGACTTGGCGGCGTGCGTAGAAGCGTAGCGGTTAAGCTCCTCCTGGATATCAGCCTGTGTGATATCGGATAGTCGTAGCGCCTTAAAAGAATCCGAGAGATTGCGAAACATACTCTCGTAGCCGCGAAGCGTGGAAGGCGAAAGAATATGGTTATTGATCTCCACATATCTGTGGTAGGCATCTGCAAATGTCATAGGCTTGCCGGACAGTTCGACCTTCTCCAGTTCTGCAGCCATCAATTGGATAGCTTCCTTCTGGGTGGGCTTATAGTCCGTGATAACCGTGTAAGATTTGCCGTGGTACATTTTCCGGATCCGGTAAGAGCCGGAGGGGAGTTTCTCAATCTTCATAGGAGCCTCCTTTGCAAAGTTGCACCGGTGCAACTATTCTGCAGTTGGTGACAAAATGTCACCGAGTGAAAATTATCTTTTTCTACTCAAGATTATCCATAGAATATTCACAACCATCGCCATATCCGTTCTGATATGCTTCCTGCAGAAGAGAAACAACGGTTTCTTCATCAAGATCTGATAAATCAATATTATATTCCGAAACATAGTCAATAGAAGTGGCAGCAGTATATCCGTCGTCAAAAGTAATAAGATGGATTACAAAATCCTTCCAATCTAAGATTTCGCAAGCATTTATACCGCCGTCTTCAAATCCATCATCATAACCATCATAGTACCCATCGTCATACCCGCTCTCATAAATTGCATCGGAGCCATCGTCGTATGTGACGTCATGGGAAAAATATAGCACAACAGCTACTAAAACAACTAAGAAAATAAGAGATAAAGGTATATAAGGAAAATCATGAATTTTCATAGCTGGTCTCCTAAAAACAATGCCCACATGTTGTGTACCCGGAATTTTCTAATTCACTAATAGATTGAGTGGATTCCTCATAATTCTTGGAACTAATTTTGTCAGCCCATGCGCATGATGGTTTATGAATCTTCTTGGTACTGGTATTAAGAACATAGTAGCTAGTACTGGAGATGGCCGCATCAAATTTTAAGAAATCGCTATCGTCATTTTTCGAAGCTGATTTGTCCTCTGATTTAGATGAATTATTATCAGCGGACCTTTCGCCATAACCATCATCATAGCCATCATTGTATCCATCGTCATATCCAGCCGTGTATCCGCTCTGATATGTTTTTCTAACCTGATTATTATCTAATAGACAATACAATGAAAGCGTGAAAATGGAGGAAACAAGTATAAGTGCTCCAACGAACAATCCTTGTTTTAAGGCAGAATTTTTGTCTGCGACAGAATTAATTTGTGAGTTGTCGTTAGAATTATTTCCTGGAAGGGATTCCAATGAGAACGATTTTTCCAGATTATTTTGAGAATCAAGCGGGTGTTCATTTTCTTTCATAAAGGATGTGTTCTCCCATTTATTTATTAAAGTCTACAATGATAATATTTCCGTTTTTTATGTAATTGATGGAACCTACGCCAGGTTTTCCAACTTTTCCGTTTCGGTTATGCCGATAGTCCGGAGAAACATTGAACGCTCGCTGTCATTCAGTAATCGGAATTTTTTAATTATTACTTTTTCCAAATCGGAGAGAAAAAGATCATCTTCAACAGAATCTTCTGGTGGATCCATTAAATCAGATCGTTTGATACAAAAGAAAGTACAGATCTTATCCACTTTGTCCATTCTGGGCAATTTCACACCATTACACCAATTAGAGACAGAGGCAGTACTAACTCCAACAAATTTTGCAAGATCAGCCTGGGTCTTATTACTGAATCTCAGATAACGATTTAAATTACTGGAAAATAAACTGTTAAACTCCTGCTCAGACATTATAATCACCCCCTTCGTAAAAATATTATAAGACGCAAATTAACCTTTATCAATACAAAAAGATAAAAAAATTAACTTTCAGTATTGACATTAACTGAAAGTTAATATATAGTGAAGAAAAGAAAGGAGAATGCATCGATGGAAGACATAAAGATCAGCATGGCTGCGGCGAGAGTCAATGCAGGGCTTACTCAAGAAGATATAGCTAGGGAAATGCACGTTTCAAAGGCAACCGTTTTAAATTGGGAAAAGGGACACATACCGCCAAAACCAGCTCAATTTGAGATGTTTTGTAGGATTTGTAAGATGCCAAAGGACTATATTTTTTTGCCATGTAAGATAACTAAAAGTTAATCAAGCAGATGGTGCAGCAGTATCGGTATAGAAGGAGGGAGAGAAGTGTTTAAAAGATTTTTGAGATGGTTCGGGGAGTCGCACAATGCAATGAAAGTAATTCTCACGATACAGCTTGTAATATTAGCTGAAGTAATACTCCAATTGCTGTTAACACTCCAGAAATTGCAACGATGATGTTGAGAGTGATTTCCCGGTGCTTATTTTTGTGAAGCTCAACCTGATAGTAATACAGGTGTGTGCGACCTTTTTCGGTTAATTCAATGGAAGAAGGAGAACACATAACCGGGGTTTGAAGCGTTGGTTTACACGAGATGAGATGAAGAGATTCCAAATACTGATATGTAGTGAGATCAGATGGCTGAAAATCCTGCTTGTGGGGATTTTGGGAGATTTCATTTAAGCGGGAAAGCTGATCGGGAGTTAAAAATTCCATGGAAATACCTCTCTTTCGTATTTTGAGAAATTATAGCACGAAGGGGAAAAATTTACAATCGAGGGAACAGGAGGCGGGAACATGCCAAAGGTAAGAGCACTCACGGCGGAGGGCCGGCGGGAGCAGCTGGCAAAAGACTTTTCTTTTTTCATCCGAAGGAAGATGCGCGAGGGAAAAGTAAGCCAGGCAATGCTGGCGAAAGAACTGGACATGACGCAGGCGGGCGTAAGCTACGCAATCGACAAAATGTCCCTAAGTTACCGCCAGCTGGTGGTGATTTGCGACACCCTCCACACGGACACGGGAGAAGTTGCGAAGTACTTGAGTACATTGGACGAAGAAAGAAGGTGACGGGATGAAAGAGATGAAAGTAACGTTCGTAATTGACAAACATCAGGAGACGGCGCTTGAGGAACTCCAAGAAGAATTTGAAAAGTACCTAAATTCAGAAGAGGCAGCAATACATCCGGCTACATGGAATCTGCAAAAAACACTCCAGGCGATCATGTATACGGGGTCAATGGAACTGATCTGGAAGCAGATCAAGGCGCAGCAGCACCAGTTTGGTCTGATCAGTTTTGAAGAATACATCGACGGCAAATATTTAACAATCGCAGAGAGAAAGGCAGAAGGACAGCAGAATGTACAAGACAACCATATGGAAGCAGAGACGACGGAAGGAAATTAGGGAAAAGGTGGAGAGGACTCTGATCCGGATCATCTTTGCGCTGATGTTCCTGCTCGGCGTGTACGGATTCTATTGCGGGATCCGCGCGCAATTTGAGCACGTACAGGCGGCGGAGATGACACCGGATCAGATGATCGACACAGGGGATATTTACAAGGTTAGTTGCACAGCATACGACAATTCAGAATCAAATCTTACTGCAAGCGGGCACCCGACAATAGAGGGGCTGACAATGGCAGGGACTAGAGAATGGTTGGGCTACACTTGTATCTTGTACGACGAGGATATGAATTTCCTCGGATATTACGAATTCACAGACACCGGATACGGCAGGGACGGGGACATCCTGCGCGGGGAGACGGTGGACATCTACATGGAAAATTACGAAGACGCAATTGAATGGGGACGGCGCACGGTATATATCCAGATCGTCCGTGCAAAAGGTTAGGAGGCACCATGATACGACTGCTAAGAAAATGGAAGATCAAAAGATTCCAGAAATGGCTGCATGAGCTGGCACTGGAGGGCTGCTATGAGGAGCTAAACTGCACGCTCTGCCCGTACGGGTTCGACGGCGACTGCATCCTATCGGAAGTGCAGGGACGGCTGGATCTGATCGTAAAAAGCATCTAGGGAGGGCGTATGTCAGAGACGGCGGAGCGGAAAAAGATAGAGGCGGTTGCCTGCTACATACTGGATCTCCCGTTTGGCGCGGAATTCACCCACAGCCGGGTGGTAAACGGGGACATGCGTAAGTACTACTATCTGAACGATGAAGACGGCGAGCGGTACGTTTACACGTGCGAAAAAGATCAGCGCTATAACGAAATGATGAAGGTAGCAACCCAAAAACACAAAAAGAAGATCGAGGAGGTTGCCAGTTACATCGACGTTGCTCCGTTTGGCGCCATATTTAAGCACAGCCGGGCGGTGAATGGGGACATACGAAAGTATTATCATCTAGCCGACGAACACGGCGCACGATACGTATACACCTGCGAGAAGGCACTCCAACAATATGAAAACGACATAAAAAAATAGAGCGTAACAGCGGCAACTGTACGCTCATACAACGAAGGGATTGTCCGAAAAATAATATATTTATAAGACAAATATATTATACCATTTTCGGGCATAGAAAGCAAGCAAAAACATTGAAAAATAGGGCTTTTACGGGTCCTTTTAAGCACTCGATAAAACTATTAAAGTTAGGACAGGACACACGAGAATGGTAAACCGAAACACATACACTTTTAAGAAGAGGCAGATCGTGGAAGTGGAGGAGTTCCACGATGGAAATTTCGGCGCACCGGGCAAGGAAAGGGCAACACGTTCCAAAAAGACACCGGAGCAGATCGAGCTGATCAATCAATATAACAAAACAAAACGATGCCGGCACCGATTACTGGAATACTTCGGTCCGGATGATATCTTCGCCACCTGGACGTATGAGGTCAAAAACCGTCCGCCGGATATGGAGACGGCACTCCGCCAGTTTCAGGAAGCGATGCGCAAGGTGCGGACTGCCTACAAGAAGCAGACGGTACCGCTGTACTGGATCCGGAACATCGAACAGGGGACGAAAGGCGCCTGGCACATCCATCTGGTGATCAATGCCATACGCGGCACACCGTCCATTTTAACGGAAGCATGGCCGTACGGCGGCACCTACGTCACGCGGATCCGCTTAAACGACAAGATCTACGATGAGGATTTCTCCAGACTTGCCGCGTACATGACGAAGGATGAGCGCACCAGGGAGATGAAAGCGGACGGCACGCCCGCAAAGCCGCGCCTTCGGGCGGCAAATTACGGGACAAGCAGAAACATGCCGCTGAAAAAGCCGAAGAAAAAGAAACTCGTACGATGGAAAAAAGAAGTCCGAGCGCCGAAGGGCTACGTGATCATCAAGATCCATGAGGGCGTCAATCCGGTCACGGGACACAACTACCGGCGGTATACCATGGTGCGGGTACGAAAGCGAGGTGAACCATGAGACCACATGTGAACATATATCTGTATTCATCGGCAAAATCACTAAAAGCCGCAGAAAGACTAAATGAAGCGGTCGGTTACGTGCTCGAATTTCAGACCAGAAAAGGTCCCGCAACGCGCACTCAGACGTTTCCTTTGTGCAGACTGCACAAGAAAATGACCAAGAATGCCGCCGACCTGTACTGTCTGGAAATGGCTCTAAGCCGCATAAACACTAGTGTGGAAGCGGATATTTACATTGACAATTCCTACATCGCGAATGCGATGAGGAAGGGTTGGCCGCAGGACTGGAAGCGGAACGGATGGAAGAATTCAACCGGGCGGGACGTGACGGACGCGGAGAGCTGGGAGCGGATCCTCGCCATGACCAGCCGGATGATCATCAGCTGGCACGTGGACGAGAATCACACATACCGGAACTGGCTGAAAGAAGAGGTAGAACGGAACCGGCGCTATGTTGCACCGGTGCAACCGGAAGAATATGAGCAGATGACGATTTTTTAAGGAGGAGTGAAATGTTTTTAAACGAAAGCAAATTTAAAAAGCTGTGCAAAGACAAATACAAAGGATCAGGGCTGACGGTAGGCATGACAGACGATGAAGTGTATATCGTATCCGGAGAATGGTGGAACCTGGAAGTCCCAAAAGAGTTCATGACGAGGGAAATGCTGGGAATCATTGTCGGGTTTACCGGAGAGCTTCCGGAAAAAGGAAAGATATATACATACCAGGAAAAAGATGAAGTGAATCAGGCAGGACTTATGTATGTCAACGATTGGGATTTAAGTGGAAAATACGTGGCATCAAAGGATGTGTACGAGGTTACGCGCGTCACATATGAAGGAACGTCAAGTACAAAGCGGATCCTGCAGGGGAAAAATGAAATTGCCGTTGTTAAAGAGGAAATCATAAAGCTGATAGACACAGACCGAAAAGAGAAAGAGGAACTGATGGAGAACGGCATCCGCAAAGACGGTCATATTCTGATATGGGCGAGCAACATGATGTGCTTTGCAGCATATGACAGCATTGCCGTAAATGAGGGTGAACAGAATTTTCTGGAAAGCTGCAAAGATATCATCATGAATTGGTAAAAGGAGGAAAAAGGGATGTTCGAAAGATTTGGAGAATTTGATTCCGCGCAGGAGCTGAATAAGGCGGCGGAAGGATTGAAAGCAAAGAAGGATGAGGATGCGTTGGTAAAACTGGCAGAGGAAAACGGTTTGAGCCGGGAGGACGCGGAGGATTACATGGATGATGTTACGCCAGAACTGGCATCACCGCTGCAGGCAGCAGTCGGAAAGATTCGGGTGGAGGCGAAAAACCTGAACATTGAGGGAATTCTGGAGGACTGGGAGAATGCAATCATAGACATTTGCACCGAGAACGCGGAAATGCAGGTCGCGGTACGAAAGAAAGGGAAAAGCCTATGCGATTGCATGGCTGCATTGATCAAATTTGCATTCGAGAACAAGGTGCAGGTCGGCGAACGGATCGTAAAAGCATGCAAAATAAACCACAACGGGAAGATCGAACAGATGCGCGCACCTCTGTATTTAGGCATTCCGAACAAAGCGACCGTTAAAAAGATCGTTACGGAGTACTATCTGGGATAGGAGGTGCCGGGATGATTGCATACAAAGGATTCAATAAAGATCTTGCCTGTACGAGGGGAAGGGGAACATTCCAGTATGAGGTGGGGAAAACCTACCGGGAGGACAAGGCACAGACGGCAAGAACAGGGTTCCATTGCGTGGAGGAACCGATCGAGGTTTTAGAGTGGTATTCCGGAGACGGCGCGCGGTACTGCATGGTGTCCGCGAAAGGTGACATCAGCGAGGACGGGAAAGAACGGATCGCGTGCACGGAGATGACGATACTGAAAGAACTGACATTGCAGCAGTTGGGGATCCTGGAATGCGAATGGATCAAGGAACACCCGAACCGGAAATGTTCAAAACGGGTGGAACGTGATTCCGGAACAGCGGAAGACAATGGCATCGTGGTCGTTCGCGGGAAAAATCCAAAAGCGCGAGGAAAAAAGGGATGCGTCATTTTTCTGCTGAAGGAAGACATGAACGGGAACATCTGCGATGCCGGGGCATATGAGATTGACGGGATCCACCACAAGCCGGACGTTTACTACCGGGTGGACGGGAGGAAAGCGCGATGAGAAAAGAAGAACTTAGGAAGCTCCGGAAACTACCGGCGACAAAAGAGATGATGCAGAAAGGGAAGCAGTATCACGAAGAGGAACGGGTGGAATGGTGGAGCGGGGAAAAATACAAAGTGACCGTTCCGCAGTACGACATCCTGCTCCGCGTCCAGAACCTGTCCGGATACATCAAAGTGGCGGTATTTCTGCCGCAGGACATGCGAAAGAACATCCGGACGCCGCGGTATGAGATCTTCATTAATCCGGCCGGCGGGGAGTGGATCACAAGAGTGCTGGACGAAAACGGCAACGAAGAGCGGTGGAGCGATGCCATGGTAAGAAATTTGCCGGATACAGATCAGGACTATTCCAGCTATTGGTTTTTAAAAAGGATCTTTCTCAACCGCGACGGATTAAAGACGCTGAACACCCTGCCGATTGACTACCGGCCGGCGCAGGAGGAGAAAGGAATCTTCCGCCTGCAGAGGTGGCAGGAAGAACAGAGAAAGAATGCCATCAAACAAAAAGAAAAGCGGGAGCAGAAACCGTGGGATGAGGATATGGCACTTGTGCCGGAGGTCCCGCCAACTTTCGAGGAGTGGATGCGGAAGAATGCAGCGGATCAGTTTTTCCTGATATACGAGTATGACAAAAAGGGTGCAAAGACCGCGTTCTGTTCCAGGTGCAAAAGGGAGGTTCCAATATCCGGCGCAAAACATAACAAAGAGACCAGATGCCCGGCATGCAGGGCAAAAGCGGTATTTAAAGCAAGCAGCAGGATCAAAACGCTGGAAACAGGAGAATATAGCGCAGAGATCATCCAGACGATAAAGGGTGGCATCGTGGTAAGGAGGTTCGTACAGAGTCAGTGGTACCGGGAAACAAATTATCGGAAGCCGAGAATGTACACGGACGAGACAAGCCGCACGATGATTTTTGATGACGGAACCGCAAAAAGATACGAGTGGAAATCATACAAAAACAAATACATGAGATGGATTCCAAGCATAAGAGTGTGGTTTTCATGGGACCGGGCGACGCTTTACAAAGGCAATTTTGCGCAGATCAAAAAGAATCCCATCATAAAGCAAAGCGCGATATTCCTTTGGAAACCATTGCCGATATCGAACGCCAAATATCTGCTGCTTGAGCGGGAACATCCGGTGATTGAGATGCTTGCAAAGCTGGGAATGTTTCGCCTGGCGGATAGCCTCATGAAGGATCGAGGAACGGAGCTGGATGAAGAGCAGACGGAAGTTGCTAAAATTTTAAAGATTGACAACAACCGCCTGAAACGCCTGCGTGAAATGAACGGAAATAATTATGCGCTGGAGTGGATGCAGATGGAAAAGAGAGCAAATACCATCTGGCCGGATGAAATGATCCGGGAGCTGGGCGAAGAAAAGATCATTCCGTCGGAAATTTATTTCCTTCCGGCACCGATTCCGCACAGGAAATGCTACAACTACCTGAAGAAACAGATGGCGATCATGAACGAGACGATGCATCAGACGCTGTACACATGGCGGGATTATTACAACATGGCGGAGTCATTAAAGATGGACATGTCAAAAGATCAGCTCGCCCGTCCAAAGGATTTAAAGCAGGCGCACAATGAGATGATCCAGCTCAAGAAGAAAGACAAAATGAAACAGCAGGCGGCAGGGATCGAAAAGAAGTGGCCGAAGGTCAACGAGCAGCTCCCTAAGCTGAAGAAATTTGAATTCACCGACGGCGACTATACGATCGTTGCGCCGGAGAGCGTGCTGGACATCGTAAGGGAGGGAACGGTACTGCGGCATTGCGTCCACACCTGCGATTATTACTTCTCCCGGATCTCCACGGATGAATCCTATCTGTTTTTCCTGCGAAAGAGCATCCATCCGGATGTACCATGGTACACGATGGAAGTCGAACCTTCCGGGAACATCCGGCAGAAGAGAACAACGGGCGATAACCAGAACGCGGACTTTGAAGATGCGGTCAAATTTTTAAAAAAGTGGCAGCAGTTTTTCAAGAAGCAGCTCACGGCGGAGGAGAAGAAGCTGGGCGAGAAGGCAAACAGGATGCGGATCGAAAATTATGAGAGCCTGCGGAAGAACGGTAACAAGGTATGGCACGGAAAGATTGCCGGGCAGCTCCTGGCGGACGTGCTGGAGAAAGATTTCATGGAGGTGGTGTGATGAAAGAAAAATATTCATGGACGGAAAATAAGTGGGATGATATGTGGTATCATGGCAGATTTGACACGGTCGAGGAGTGCGTCAGGGATGCGGTTGAAAACTACGGAAAGGAACCCGGGGATCAGATCGTGGTTGGAATTTGCGAAGATTACGTTCCAAATGTGGATGCAGATGCAGTCATTGACATGGCAGCGTCTGATGCGTACGAAGAGTGTGGAGATGTGGCTAATGGTTGGCCGCGATTTATTAACCGTAAGGGATATGCCGATGCGGACAAACTTCAGGAAAAGTTAGATAAAGTATTTCAAGAGTGGATCGAAGAAACTGATCAGATACCGAAATTTGGCCACATCGTACCGCTTGCGGATATGGTTACCATACCGGGGAATAAGGAGGAACACAATGACAGATCAGGAACTTCTTGAATTCATAATAGTGGAAATTTGCAAAAAGAATCGATGCAAGACATGCCCGCTCTGGCACCACGCACCTTGTGAAGCAAAGATTGTTCCGATGACAAACAATGATGAACTGATAGAACGACGAAGAAAATACAGAATTTACCGACCATTAGGGAATTGGATTATGAATAGGTTAGATAAGGAGGCAATTAAATGTTGTATGTACGGGACGAAGAAAAAATAAGGCGGAAAATAGTTGCAAGAAAGTATAAAGAGCAAAGGGATATAGAAAGGACTAGTTTTCGTTGTGGCTTGGAAAGATATTATGAAACTTTAGTGAAGGAGAAACAGAATGAACAAAGAGGAAATTCAAATTAGCGGCAAAGGCGTGGTGTGCCCGCATTATAACGAAGAACAGCCGGAAGAACACAATGTGCAGCAGTTGGACACCACAGAGCAGCAGTCTCTGGAATATTCTACATACGCGGAATACAAGGACGCATTGAAGCAGGAACTGAATAAAGCGACGGAGAGCTTTGTCCGGATCGGATACCTTCTGAAGATCGCACGGGATACGAATATCCTGAAGGATTCCGGATACGCCAACATGGAAGAATTTGCCTATGCGGAATTTAAGATCGATAAAGGAACGGCGTCAAAATTCATCGGAATCAATGATCGATTTTCCGAGGGTGGATATTCCGACCGATTAAAGTCAGAATATACCGGCATCGGCTGGAGCAAGCTTTCCATCATGCTGCAGCTCCCGGATAGCATCAATGAGGAGATCACGCCGGAATTTTCCAAGTCCGAGATACAGCAGATTCGGGAGGAAGTGGCGGAGGAACAGAAGACAACGCCATTGGAGCATATCCTTGAGGGAGAGACGGAGACGACGGCGCAGGAAGATGATCTATTGAAAAAAGCCATCATCCAGCTGGGCGAGAGCAAGCCGGAGCTGTACGTGGCAATGTTTGATGTTGCAAAGAAAGGATTTTCGTTAAGGAACGTGCAGGAAAGCATGGCGCCGTCAGGTGAGAACATTTACAGCGTACGGATTCAGGGCGTTGGAAGGCTCCTGCTCTCCGCAAAGGACTATGAGGATACCGTATCTTTGATAAACGAGCGGACCGGAGAAAGGGAAAAGTATTCATGGAATGACATGAGGGAGGCATGGCGGAAAATCATATTGGTAACCGAAAAAAGCGCAGAGGCGAGCTGGAGCCGCTTATTCGGCAAAAAATTTCCGGAAGTTGCACCGGTGCAACCAAAGAAGGTGGAAAAGGTCAATTCAAAGCCGGGGCCAGCGCGGAAAGTACTGAAAGCGGCAACAATTGAGAATGTGAACGAAGCGCCGAAAAACGTGAACGAAGTGCCAAAAACATCCGAGTATGAGAACGAAACGGCGAAAAAAGTGAACGAAACGTCGGAAAATCCGACATTAAACGATTTTGCGCCGGACATTCCAAAGCCGGAAGAGGCGGAAGAACCAGAAGGGCAGCAGTCGCCGGAACCATGCACGGAAAATGTGCCGGAAGAGACAGAGGAACAGTTGCCGGGACAGATCAGCATCGAGGACATGCCGGAAGTGCTTCCGGAGACGGAAACGGACTTAAGAAGCAGAGAACATGTTAGTTTATATCTTAGCATGTTTGAAGGATGTTTACAAAGAGCAAAGGAATCCGCATATGCGGAGCTGTGGGAAAGCGCAGTAGAGGAACTGGATGAAGCAAAGCGCTTTCTGAAATTACTAAGCGCAGGAGAAGACGATGAGCAGGAGCAAGCAGGCAAAAGCGAGGGAGTTTTCCAAGGAAACGCGTCAGGAGATCATGCTAAGGGATAGGGGAACATGTCTCTTCTGCCGGCTGAATTACCAGATGGACACTTCCAGCGACACATGGCTTGCTCGGAACATATTCGATATCATGCATTACATACCCAGGTCACAGAATGGCCTGGGTATTGCCGAGAACGGCGTTCTGGGTTGCCGGTATCATCACGAGATGCTGGATAACGGTAACAAGGGGCGCCGGGAGGAGATGCTGGAGATAATGAGAAGGTATTTGATGAGCAAGTACCAAAAATGGGACTCGGAAAAACTGGTGTATAGCAAATGGAGGGGATTATGAGAATACACGAAGTGATATGCGACGGATGCGGAAAGAAGATCGAGAAGGAGATATTCGGATTGATCCTGATGGAAAAGAATGCGGATTTTGCATCCGGGTACAATTGGGACGATCCAAAACTGGGAGAGCTGGATTTTTGCGGCGAATGCAAAGAGAAAATTGTAAAGGGCATCCGAAAATTTGCCGGTCAGGAAGAAGAATTCGTTGAACCGGGACCGTATCCGGAGACAGACAAGATTTTTGAAGAACGTCAAAACGTTGCCGAAGAAAAATCAGACCGGGAAGCGGAAAAAGAACGGTATCGGAGGATGTCGATCGAGGAGCTTCTACTGAAGGGAGTGCCAGCCGGAGACATCGTAAAAATTAAAGGATGTAAGAAGAAATTACAGTTTTCTGCGATTATTTAGATAAACACGGAAAAAGCCGTGGGTGTAAGCCGTCGGAGTGCACGGTATATGTGCGGAAAGGAGAAAAATGAGCAGTCAAATATATGACGAGTGTAGGATAATACTGGATAAAATTGCAACGGTTAATGACGCATGGAACGACGTGATTAAAATGATGGATAAATACGAGAAAAGCAAAGACTCTCGAGCAGAATTATCAATTGAAGCAGGCGGGGAACGACTTACATTGACATTATCAGAATCCCAGACAAGGGGGTGTGTCGGCATCGTAAATGAAAACTACCAAAGGGAAATAGAGAGATTTAAAGATAAGCTGAATGAAAAAATTTGTTATTTAAGTCGTCGAAGAACCGAAGTTGCACCGGTGCAACAGAAATAGGGTTGCGACACCCGCCGGAAGGCGAAAGAAACCATCATGCGTCAGATATACCACGAGAAAGCCATGATCAAGCACAGAGGCGGCTGGTTGGTCCGGCCGCCGGAAAGGAGACAGGCGGAAATGGATAGATTTACTGAAAAAGACTGGTTTGGAAAAGCTACGATTGTATTAGAACCATATGAAAGTTTGAAGAAAAGAAGATGGGTATGCACGTCCGATCCGACGAATGGAATGCATGTATTAGAGGGGGATTTTGTTGACAGGTTAGCCGCATACGAAGACACGGATTTGACGCCGGAGCAGATCAAAGAAATGGACAGGCTCTATCGGGAGAAATGCGAGGAGCTAGCGCAAAAGTGGATTCCAATTAACGAGAGATTTCCGGAAACCGACGATTATATTTTACTCTCATTCAGCAATTGCACGCGCCCAGCAATAGGAAGGTATGTAAAATATGAGGACGGGTCGGGAAAATTCTTTTTGTGCGACGAAGAAGAATCGTGCATTGACCTTGATTTGTACATCAATGCATGGATGCCATTGCCGAAAGGCTACAAGGAGTAAACGAAGGAGAGGGAGGGCACACATGTGTATACGGGAAAAAAGAACGCGGTTGTAAATGCAAAATGTCCGTACTTTAAGAGTGAGGGAAAAAGAAACATTACATGTGAAGGGATATATGATAATGAGGAGGTTATGATCAAATTTGAGACGGAAAAAGGAAAGGATGAGCATATAGAGGTGTTCTGCAAGAAGTATCCAAACGGATGTAAATACTTCAAAAGAATCGAAGAAGAATATTGAAGTGGAATATAAGTGCAACACTCCGGGATAGTCTCGGGGTGTTGCACGATTAATCTAATAAACTAAGGATTCTGATCAAGTCTGTCCAGTTCTTTTAGGATAAGTTCTTTTGCAAAGGCGTTTCCGGAGTATCCGTGAGAGCGGATTCTGTCCATGGTACCCTTCGGAAGAATCACGGTCAATTTATCGCGGTTTGACATGCACCGCTTTACGCGTTCGCGGTTGAGTTTAGCAGCATCTTCTCTTGGCATGGTATATCCTCCTTATTTGGAAAAATTAAAGAAATAAAAATCTCCGAGTTGTTCATCATCGCCATATTCATTTTTCTCAATCTGGTAAACACGGAAAAATGCATCTTCCAGTCCGTCGGTGTATGACATTTCCATAGCTGCATCTTCAGGGGTTTCGGCTTCAAAAATATTATCGTCGACGGAAATCCATTCTTGTACCTGATCAACATTTTCAACGTTTTCAGCAAATTGTACTACAAATCTTTTTTTCATATCATTTTCTCCTTTTTCTCGGCTGTGCCGGTCCTTGTTTTTTGATTCTATAATCATTATAGCACATTAACGGTTAATGTACATATGCAGAATAGACAAAATTAACGGTTAATTTTTGTGTAACATTAACCGTTAATTATAGGACATACAAATTATTGTACTGAGATTGCCATCTTGTCCTGGTTAGGGGAGAAATTAAAAAAAACATTTTATAAAATACACACAAGGAAGGGGGAAGATCTGTGCAGCAGTATCAGGAAGCGGAAAAAGACTATGTTTCGGGCATGAAATATAAAGATATCGCGGAAAAATACGGCGTGACGCTCGATACGGTTAAGAGCTGGAAAAAGCGGTACGGATGGATCCGCCCGGGAAAAAGTGGCAATAGTAGAGACGAAAAAAGTGTTTGCACACAAAAAAAGGGTGCAAAAACAAAAAAAGTGTGCACACAAAATGAGCCTCCGCCGGAGACATTTTCGGAAGATGAGCTGAACGAGAAACAGCGGATGTTTTGTGTTTTTTACGCAAAGTCACACAATGCGACAAAGGCATACCAGAGAGCCTATGGTTGTGACTATTATTCAGCAGCAGTCGGAGCTTCCAGGCTGTTAAAAAATATTAATGTTCAAAACGAACTCAAAACTTTGCGGGAGTTGGTTCTGGAAAAAGTCATGCTCACGGAGCAGGATATCGTGCAAAAGTATGTCGATATCGCCTTCGCGGATATGAATGATTTTGTGGAGCTGAAAGATGAACTTTGGAAGGTACGCGAAGGTATTGACGGGACAGCGGTGCGCAACGTGAAGAACGGGAAGTATGGCGCGGAAGTCCAGTTAAACGACCGGATGCGCGCGCTGGAGCATCTGGAGAAGTACATGAAGGAACAGAAGGCAATGGAACCGGACGAAAACGACGATACCGGAACGATTGAGATCGTAAAGAGACTAAAGTTGGAGGAACCGGATGAAGCGGGTAATATGGACGCCACAGCCGAGACAGGCGGACTTCATGGAACGCCCGGAGTATGAGGTTTTATACGGCGGTGCTGCGGGCGGAGGAAAGTCGGATGCGCTTCTTTGTGAGGCGCTGCGGCAGGTAAACGTACCAAATTACAGAGGAATTCTGATCAAGTCGACGTATCCGGAGATGGAAGGTCTGATCACACGGTCTAGGGAGCTGTACCAGAAAGCATTTCCGGGAGCTGTCTACAGGGTATCCGACAAGTACTGGCAGTTTGAAAGCGGCGCGCGGATCTTTTTTGGATACATGCAGTATGAGGACGACAAATACAAGTTTCAGGGAAATGCCTATGACTTTATTGGATTCGATGAATTGACGCATTTTACACAGACACAGTACGAATATATGATGTCCAGAAATCGTCCGACGGGACCAGGAACTGTTTGCTATATGCGTTCCACGTGCAACCCGGACGGGAAAGGAATGGGATGGGTAAAAGCGCGTTTTGTTACTCCGGCACCGCCGGGGACGACGATCTGGGAAGAGACGGAAATTGCAGTACCGGGAGGTGGCAAAAAGAGGGTAAGAAGGAGCCGGGTCTATATTCCATCCACAGTGTTTGACAATAAAAAGCTGCTGGAGAACGATCCGGAGTATTTAACGAGGCTTGCAATGCTGCCGGAAGCGCAGCGGAATGCACTTTTGTATGGTTCATGGGAAAGCTTCAGCGGGCAGGTATTCACGGAATGGCGGAATGATCCGGAACACTATAAGGACAGACGGTGGACGCACGTGGTGGAGCCGTTTGACATTCCGGATTCCTGGAAGGTGGTGCGGGGGTTCGACTTTGGATACGCAAAGCCATTTTCCGTCGGATGGTATGCGGTGGATCACGATGGAAAGGTGTACCGGATCAAGGAATGGTATGGATGCAAAGAAGGAAGCCCTAACGTCGGAATTATGCTGAATCCGTATGAGATTGCGGCAGGCATCAAGGAGATGGAGCAGACGGATGAGACGTTGAAACGATTTCAGATATCCGGCATTGCGGATCCGTCCATCTGGGACGAGTCCAGAGGGGAATCCATTGCACGCATGATGGAACGTTCACCGAATTTCATCTTCTGGATGCCGGGAGACAATACGCGGCTTCCTGGGAAGATGCAGTTTCATTACCGGCTGGCGTTCGATACGAACGGGGATTGCATGTTCCAGGTATTTAACACATGCAGGGAGTTCATCCGGACGTTTCCGGTGCTAGTGTACAGCGAAAAGCACCCGGAAGACATTGACACGGACCTGGAGGATCACATTTACGATGAGTGCCGGTACGTGCTGATGGACCGGCCGATTGCTCCGCGAGCGAACATTTTACAGAAGATCCCGCTGGATGATCCGCTGGATCTGTATAAGGACAAGAAGAATACAAAGGTTACATATATCAACATTTAAGGAGGTTGCTATGGCAAGGAAGAAAAAAGACGTGGTGGAGGATCCGAAGAACGGGCAGCAGTTGGAAACAATGGAGCAGCCGGATTTCGGAACGACGAGTACACAACAGCCGGATGGAACGCAGAAGCCGGAAGAACGGGCGCAGGTTCGGATCGGGGAGGCGGAAGTTCAAAAGGCAATGTCTATCCTCCAGAAGTACAAGGAGGAAAAGACCAATCTGGAACAGCACATTATCAATAATGAATTGTACTGGAAGATGCAGCATTGGGAGGCATCCGGCGCGGGCAAGGATGACAAACGGATCAAACCAAAGTCGGCGTGGCTGTTCAATACGATTATCAATAAGCACGCGGATATGATGGACAACTATCCGGAGGCAAACATTCTTCCGAGAAGCAAGGATGATGAGACCGTGGCGAAGGAACTATCCTGTGTGATTCCTGTCATCATGGAGCAGAACGGATACGAGGACGTGTATTCGGATGCGGCGTGGTACAAGATCAAGAACGGAACTTCCGTACAGGGCGTGTTCTGGAACGGAGATAAGAACAACGGTCTGGGGGACGTGGATGTCCGAAAGATTGACCTTCTGCATCTGTTCTGGAAAGGCGGAATCACGGATATCCAGGATTCGCCTAACGTCTTTCATGTAACCATGGCAGACACGGAAATGTTAAGGGAACATTATCCGGATCTTCGGATTGTGGGGGATTCCGGAAACCTGCTGTTCAACCAGAGCCAGTATATCAAGGATGAGAACATCGACGAAAGCGAACAGACGGCGCTGGTGGACTGGTACTACAAGAAGACCATCGAGTGGGAGGATCCGCAGAACGGACTGCCGCAGAAAAAGACCGTCCTTCACTATTGCAAATTCTGCAACGGACAAGTCATTTATGCGTCGGAGAACGATCCGGAATACGAGATGACCGGATGGTATAACCATGGATTATATCCGTTTGTGTTTGATGTATTGTTCCCGGTGGAGAGAAGCATTTGCGGGCAGGGATACATTGATATTTTAAAGGACAACCAGCTGTATATCGACAAATTGCAGCAGGCAATCATGGAAAATGCCGTTGCGAATGCAAGACCGCGCTGGATTGTAAGAAAAGACGGAAATATCAACGAAGAGGAACTGATGGACACATCAAAAACGGCCATACATACGGAGGGAAGCCTCGGAGAGGATTCCTTCAAACCGCTGACAGGGACGCAGTTTAATTCCACCTATGAATCAATCATGCTCCAGAAGATTCAGGAAATGAAAGATACATCGGGGAATACCGCCGCGTCACAGGGGCAGACATCGTCCGTGACGAGTGCGTCCGGCATTGCATCCCTGCAGGAGGCGGCGGGAAAGCTGTCCAGAGATGCCAATCTGGAAAGCTACCGGGCATACAAGCAGGTGGTAAACCTTGTGATCGAACTGATCCGGCAGTTTTACACGGAAAAGCGGATGTTCCGTATCACGGGATCAAATGGAAATCCGGAGTATGTCCAGTTTTCCAACGCCGGGCTTGCGCCGATGGCGCAGGGCGGGGATTTCGGTCTGGATCTTGGAAGCCGTGAGCCGATCATGGATATCGACGTCAAACCGCAGAAAAAGAACGCATATAGCAAAGAATCGCAGAACCAGACAGCTCTTAACCTGTATAGCGCGGGTTTCTTTGCTCCGGATAATGCGGATGCCGCGCTTGCATGTATGGAGATGATGGACTTTGACGGCATCGAGAAGATGAAGGAAAAAGTGGCGCAGAATGGGACGTTGTATCAGCAGGTAATGGCGTTGCAGCAGCAGGTGATGCAGCTGACCGCTATCATCGATGCACAGAACGGAACAAGTTTCACACAGCAGGCGGCAGGACAGGCACAGCAGACGATGGCACGCAACTCCGGCCAGTCCGGCGGAAGCGTGCAGACAAGCAAGGGTTCTCTAAGCAGTCAGGCAGCAAATGCGGCGCGCCAGAGCACGTCGCCGAGGTGATGACATGACAAGAATAACGATTGATAGGAAAGATGACCGGATCCGCTTGATCTGCGAAGGACATGCCGGGTATGCGCGGGTAGGAAGCGATATTGTATGCGCAGGGATTTCTACGCTGATCAATGCATGGGGAGCAAAATGCCAGCAGATGGAGGAAAAGGGGATGATCACCATCGATGAGATGAGGCAGGGACCGGGTTTTCTGATTTTGACGATACGCGGAAAAGGCTGGGAAGAGGCTTTTTCCGTGGTTGAGATCGGGCTTAAACTGATCGAAGAAAATTTTCCGCAAAATTTATCACTTCGCGGGGAGAAATAATTTTTTTTATTTGTTAGGTTAGTTGTATAGGATTTAACTATGACACTTCGGAAAGGACGATGAACAATGAATGAAATGAAATTTAACCTTCAGTTTTTTGCCGACGGAGACGGCGGCAATGCTGGTGGAACGGAAGGAGCAGCAGATAACAAACCGGGGGTCGCTGCACCGGAAGGCAGAAAAAAGGGCGATCTGTCAAATGTGATTTACGGAAAGTCCAAGGGGGATCCCGCCAATTCCAAAACTGGTGAAACCACACAGACACCGGAAGAACTGCATCAGGAGTTTGAGGACGCGATCAAGGGAAAATATAAGGATGAGTTCACCAAGCGTACGCAGGGGATCATCAATGAACGCTTCAAACAGACGAAAGAAATGGAAAGCACCTTGCAGTCGCATGAGGAGATCATGCGGATGCTCGCAGGCAAGTACGGAGTAGATGCAGCCAATTTGGATGACCTGAAGAAGGCCATCGACCAGGACGAGACATTTTACGAGAAAGAGGCAGCGGAAAAAGGTCTCTCGGTCAAACAGCTCAAAGAGATCAAGCGGCTGGAGAACGAGAACGCAAACCTTAAACGAGCGGAACAGGAAGCGGCGCGCCGGGAAAACGGGCAGAAAATTTACGCACAATGGATGGAGCAGGGAGAAGCGTTTAAGGAGAAGTACGGAATGAAAGATTTTTCCTTTGAGGACGAAGTCAAGAATCCGGACTTCACGAAGCTTTTATCCAACGGGCTTTCCGTGGAAGCGGCGTACAAGGCGGTACATTTCGATGACATGATGGAGGTTGCAATGCGCGGGACTGCAAACAAGGTGGAAGAGAAAGTCGTAAACAATATTGCATCACGAGCAAAGCGACCGACAGAAAACGGGGTATCCAGCCAGAACGCGGCAACTTTCAAGCCGGATGTCAAGAACTGGTCCAAAGAAGATATGAAGGAAGTCATGAAAAGAGTGGCAGCCGGGGAGATGATTTACCTGTAATCCCCGGAGAAGGGAAGGTAAAAGATGAAGAACAAAGAGTTAAAATTACGATTCAATCTGCAGTTCTTTGCAGATTATGAACCGAACGCGACCACGGACAGCGGAATGTCCGCGGAAATGAAGACGTTTTACGACAAGCAGCTGATCACTTTGGCGGAGCCGGAGTTGATCCATGACCAGTTTGGACAGAAGAAACCGATTCCGAAGAACGGCGGCAAAACGGTGGAATTCCGCAAGTACGATTCACTGGAAAAGGCAACGACACCGCTGGTCGAGGGCGTTACACCAAAGGGAAGCAAGATGAACACGTCAACCATCACCTCTACGGTAAATCAGTACGGCGATTTTGTTGCGCTGACCGACATGCTGATCTTAACTGCGATCGACAACAACGTGGTGGAGGCAAACAAGTTGTTGGGATCGCAGGCGGGACGAACGCTGGACACTATAACCAGAGACGTTCTGGCAGGCGGCACAAATGTCATGTACGCAGGGGACAAAGATTCCCGTGCAAAGCTTACCACGAAAGATAAGCTGACCGTGGATATGTGCTTCCGCGTGGCGGCATTTTTAAAAGCCATGAACGCACCGAAGATTGATGGCAGCTATGTAGCGCTCATCCATCCGTATGTCGCTTATGACATCATGTCAAGCGAGCAGTGGCTTGACGTGCAGAAGTATTCCAATGTAACAAATATCTTTGAAGGCGAGATCGGAAAGATCGCAGGGATCCGTTTTTGCGAAACTTCCGAGGCGAAGATCTGGAAGGGAACCGATGACAACACACCGGATGACAACACGGCGGTATTTAGCACGCTGGTGGTTGGCGAAGGCGCTTATGGCGTTACAGATATTGAAGGCGGTGGATTGCAGAGCATCATCAAGCAGCTGGGAGCCGGAGACGATCCGCTGAACCAGAGAGCAACATCCGGATGGAAAGCCACAAAGACCGCGGAGCGTCTGGTAGAACAGTACATGGTACGAATTGAGTCCTGCTCCGAAGTGTACAGCTCACTTGTGGATGCAAATTAAGGAGGTGACAAGATGGCAAGTAGAACAAGCACAGATCCGGCAGCAAACGCAGCGCCGGCAGAAAGCACAGATCCGGCAGCAAACGCAGCGCCGGCAGAAAGCACAGATCCGGCAGCAAACGCAGCGCCGGCAGAAAGCACAGATCCGGCGGCAAACGCAGCAGCGGAGACAACCGAAGCCGCGGATGCGCCGAAGGGCAAATACACCGAGGACTTCTACACGGTGCAGCTTCCGAACGTCAAAGAAGGTTCGGGTGATGTCACGGTGGGTGTCAACGGCAAGATCTCCAAGATCATGCGCGGGGAAAAGGTAACTGTCCCGCGTGCCGTGTATGAGGTGCTGATGAATTCAGAGAAGATGGACAACCTTGCGATCGTGCGGCAGCGCGCGGCGCAGAGTAAGTAGCAATCCGGGCAATAAAAGGCGGAAGGGATAGCGGAGCATTCCGTTATCCCTTTTTTCAGTAGGAGGAAATATGACGATAGAACAATTATTTGCGATCATCGATGAGGAAAAACCGAATACCTATGGGGATGACTCCCGGATCCGGTGGCTGAACGACATCGAAGGACGAATCATGGAGGAAATCGTAAAGACGCATGAGGGGAGCGAAGAGGTCACGTATGACGGGTACACGGAGGAGGATACTCAGACGGAGCTGATCGCAAAACCACCCTATGACAACCTGTACCTCTATTACCTCTACGCAATGATCGATTTCAGCAATATGGAGACGGAACGGTACAACAATTCCATGATCATGTTTAACCAGGCGTATCAGGACTATGCATCGTGGTATAACCGGACGCATATGCCGCTTTCGACGCCACTTAGAATTTGGTAGGAGGATAGCGCATGCTGCCACAGATAAACAGCAAGTCGGAAAGTATCACCATGCTTAACACGTTTCTGGGATTGAACCGGAATTTGCGGATCAATGAAAGTGAATTTTCCGACCTGAAAAATATCACAAACGATTATTACCCGGTCATCGGGAACCGGAAAAAGAGAGGGATCATCACAAACCTCACGAAGCCGCAGGGCGTGCTGGGAGGGAAATACCTAGCATATGTGGACGATGACAAGCTCTATTACAATTTCAAAGAGATCTGTGTGCTGGAAAAGACCGGAGAGGAGCGGATCCTCGTGATGATGGGCGCGTATCTTTGTGTATTTCCGGACGGCGTGATCTACAACACCTATGATGAGAAAATTTCTGATATTGCAAACGAAACATCGGCAGATAATGTAAAGATTTCCATATGCAAGCTGGATGGCACCGTATATCAGGAGGGCGTAAACGTCGTAACATCCAAAACGGAGCCAACGGATACTTCGATGTACTGGATCGATACCAGTCAGGATACGGTGGTCATGAAGGTGTACAGCGACACCTATGCGGCGTGGGTATCCGTACCGACGACATACGTGCGGTTGAGCGCGGCGGGGATCGGAAAAGGCTTTTCTGCCTACGACGCGGCAAAAATTGATGGAATCGCCGCAAAGGGATACAACGACTATGATTTCAACCAGACGAACATCATCTATGACTGCGGGGATGATTATCTGATCATTGAAGGTCTTGCTAAGACGGTCGGGACCAATGCCGGCACGGTGACGGTCAAGCGGGAATTTCCAGAGATGGATTTTGTAACAGAGCAGGATAACCGACTGTGGGGATGCAGCTCGAAAAACCATGAGATCTACGCATGCAAGCAGGGGGATCCCAAAAACTGGAACTTTTTCGGAGGACTGGATTCCGACAGCTATGCGGCGACCGTCGGAACGCAGAACGACTTTACCGGCGCGGTCAGTTACGGCGGATATGTATTCTTTTTCAAAGAGGATGGATATCACCGGTTGTATGGAACTAAGCCGTCCAATTATGAACTGATCTGGAAGCCGGGGAGAGGGATACAGAAAGGGTCTGAAAAGAGCATAGCGATTGTAAACGGATATCTCTTTTTTAAGGCGCGGGATGCGGTATGCTGCTACAGCGGATCCATTGAGCCTATATCCTCCGCGCTGGGAACGCAACCATATTATGAAGCAATTGCGGGCGTCTATCGGGACAAATACTATGTCGGAATGCGGGACGAGGATTACAACTACAGCCTCTATGTATTTGATTCGACCAAAAACACGTGGACGGTAGAGGACGACATAATTATATCCTATATGGCGTATGCCAATGATGGAATGTATATCATCGATCATGACAACCGGATGTTTGTGGTTAATTCAGAGATCATTTACACATACATTTTTCCGATGGATGGTCACCGGACAGAAGAATTCTGGTATCCGGGTGATGAAAGTTATCCAGGGGTAATGATGAATGGTGACCTGGAGGACCAGATTGCGTGGATGCTGGAGAGCGGGGATATCGGGATGGATTCCCCATACCAGAAATACATAAAGCGGATGATCCTGCGGTTGGAGATGGATGCGGAATCCTGCTTAAAGATCGAAATCATGTACGACAGCACCGGATCCTGGGAGCAGGTCATGGAGTATTATTGTGCACGGAAAAAGAGCTTTGAACTTCCGGTGCCGGTCAGACGCTGCGACCACTTCCGGTACCGCTTGTCCGGATGGGGAGAAATCCGGCTATACAGTATCGCAAAAGCGATGGAGGAAGGAAGTGGAAAAGCATGATCACGTTTGATGTGCCAAATATCAATGTGGAGAAGAAAAGCAACGAACAGAACATGCAAAATGTAAAGGATTTTGCATATGAACTGGTCGACCAGCTCAATTATGTGGTCAACAACTTAAACGATCGGATTGAGATACTGGAAGCATTAAAAAGTGAGGAGGATTAAAAATGTCATCGAGTAGTGATTGGTTAAATAAACTGAACAGCTTAAGCAAGACGGCATATACAAGCAAGTATCAGGATAAGATCGACAGTCTTATGGATTCGATCGATAAAAGAAAAGATTTTTCGTACGATTTTAACACAGATCCATTGTACCAGCAGTACAAGGATCAGTACACCAAATTGGGAAAGGAAGCATCCATGAATGCGGCGGCCAATGCGTCGAGCCTGACCGGAGGGTATGGAAATTCCTATGCGGTGACCGCAGGAGCACAGGCAAACCAGCAGTATCTGACCCAGTTAAATGATATGATCCCGGAGCTGGCACAGGCGGCGATGGACAAATATCAAATGGAGACTGAAAACCTGTACAACCAGTACAGCATGTACGGGGATGCGGAAGACCGGGCATATAGTCAGTACCGTGACTCTGTCGATGATTACAATACCGACCGTGATTACTATTACACCGGATACAACAATGCACTCAATTATGAATATCAGCAGGGCAGGGATGCTGTGGCAGATGAACAATGGCAGAAAAATTACGATTATCAGGCAGCACGGGATGCGGTGTCGGATCAGCAATGGCAGAAGAATTACGACTATCAGGTGTCACGGGATGCGGTGTCGGATCAGCAATGGCAGAAGAATTACGACTATCAGGTGTCACGGGATGCGGTGTCGGATTCCCAATGGTTGCAGAATTACGACTATCAAGCGTCGCGTGATGCCGTATCTGATGAACAATGGGAGAAAGAATATGCGCTGTCTCTGGCGGCGCAGAATGCGAAAAGCAGCTCTTCCGGAAGTTCTTCGAGTGGTTCTTCTGGCAGCTCTTCGAGCAGTTCAACAACGAACTCAACCAAATCATCGACAAGCTCCCAAAGCGCGTCAAAAGTATACTCGTATGCACTCAGTCAAAAGAGCGTGGGCGGCACGTCTGCTGCGGCGGATTACCTCGCACAGATGGTCAATAACGGATCAATTACACAAGCGGAGGCAAGAAAGATGCTTGGTATGATGGACGCGGGCGCAAAATCGTACAGTTAAAGGAGATCATTATGGCGAAGAAAAAAAGTGAAGAGAAGATCACCGGTCAGGATCTTATGAATTCCATGGGCCGGGGAAATCAGTATAAGAGCAATGCAGGGAAAAAGACAAGCGAACAGGAAGAGACACAGACCAGCACGAAGACAAGCACACGGGCAAACGCGCAGAGCCAGAAGATCACCGGGCAGGACCTCATGAACTCTATGGGGTGGGGAAACCAGTATAAGAGCAATGCAGGAAAGACACGTGCGGAGCTTGCGGCGGCTGAGTTCGCAAAAAAAGAACAATTAAAGGAGACTACTTCGGATAAGCTTACCGGTATGCTCCAAGGAAACAATGTTTCCAAATATACCCTGGATCAGAATTTCGGATCCAGGGCAAATGTTGTTGCCATGAATGAGAACGCGAAGAAAAAGGAAGCGGAAGAGAACCAGACAACCCGGGAAGTAAATTACAGCCGGGCGCAGTCCGCGATGGATGCGCTCCCGGAAGGGGCGTACGATGAGATCACAAGCGCTGTGGAAAAAATGGGAAGTGCTGGCAAGGTAGGGAATATGCTCTCACAGAACGGAACATTAGGCAGCTTGTTAGGGCTTAACAAAAACAGAGCAACCGGAGTTGCGGATCTGCAGGGAGATTCGATTAAAAAAATCCTCACGGAAAATTATGGGATGTCCGAGGACGAGGCATCGTATTATGCAAAAAACTGGAATACCTTAACCGGTATCCTGGACAGTCAGGCATATTATGACAAGCGCCAGAATTTTGTGGACCAGTACGATGACAATGCCTATGATCTCATGAAGACGGCAATTGCAAACGAAAAAGCAATGACGACGGGAACGAATGTAACCGGAGGAGTGGTTACCGGAAATTATCAGCTTCAGGCAGCGGCAGACTACCGTGCAGCAGTTGAGCAATTGGAGAAGGAATACGGGATTACCGGTGAGGACTTGGCTCTTTACAAGCAGTATGTAGGAGAGCTTGAGAATGAAAAGAATACCGAGCAGATGAAGCAGGACACGGAAGAATTGATCGAGGAACATCCGGTGATTGGTGGAATTGCATCGAACGCGGCAAGTATTGCCACAAGTCCGGCACGCGGAATTGCGGCGCTTGAAACCTTAAAGAAGCTCGGTTATGCCGATAAGGATGCGCCGGTAGATACGAATTCAGACCTGTATTATCTGATGAATTACAGCAATGCGGTGCAGGAAGGCACAAATAAAGCAATCGGAGACGATACTTTACCGCAAAAGATAGGTCAATTCGCTTACGGCGTAGGAACAAGCACAGCAGAGAGCGCAATTTCTATGGCGATTGGTAGTGCGGTGGCAGGAAGTATGGGATTGTCCGGGGAAGCTGCATCCAAAGTAGCGGAGGCAGTATCTCTTCCCATGTTTGGTTCAAGTGCGTTTTCATCCACACTTCAGGAATCACAGGAAAAGGGTCTTTCGACAAATGACTCTATATTAAACGCAACCGCGGCTGGAATCAACGAAATGCTATTTGAAAAGGTATCGCTGGATAAATTGTACGGGATTCTGAAGAAAGAAGGCAGAGTGGCAGTTGTCAATAAGATTATCGATGTTCTGGCACAGAGCGCAATCGAAGGATCCGAGGAGGTGGCGACAGATCTTGCAAACAGCATCGCGGACGGTCTGATCAATGGAGATTTCAGCGATTACAAGACGGACGTATATTTATACGGGGAAGATGAAGCTCTGAAAAAGTACCTATGGAATCTCGGAGAGGATTTCGTCGCAGGAGGATTATCCGGCGGAATTATGGGCGCGGGAGCAACCACGATCCAGAGCATCAACTATCATAACGTTGCTACAAAGATACAGGGAAATGAAGAGGTCACGAATAAGCTTTACGACGCGGCAAAACTGGAAGAGGAAGGAACAACCGCAAGAAAGATTGCAGACACTACGACAGCGGAAGATCTGACCACCGGAGACATTGCAAATATTATGGAATCCATGGAAGACTCCCATAATGGGGATATCGAGAAGGCACTCAAGGAGCGCTTTGTAGAGCTTGGAGAGACGGAAAAGCAGGCAAACGCAGACACAAATACCATTCTTGAGATGGTACAGCAAAGCAGCGACGAGGTAAGTGAGCAGGAGAACGATAACCGGATTGCACAGTTTGAGGAAAACGAAAACCTTCCGACCGCTTACGGGGAGCTTCTCCAGGGAAAATATGACACGGAAGCCGGGAATGCACTTAATGACGCATGGCAGGAGTACAGCAGACAGAAATCCGGGGCGGCGGATCCAAATACACTTGCGGAAGCAAAGAAAAAGACCGGGATTACACCGGTAAATGTAATGATCAAGAATACGCAGACGAACCTGCAGACGGATACGCAGACAAACACACAGACGGCGGCGCAGGTGGTCGGTTTTTCCAAGACAACCGGTGACGGATCTTTAGTGCGCGTATATAACAGCGAGAACGGAGCGCGCACGGAAAGCGTGGAAGAGGTAACCTTTCCAAATGAAGAGACCAGAAAGCTGTACTTTAATGCCTCCAATCTCCACGATACATACGCGGCCAATGCAGCAGTCGCAGATTACGACGGGGAAAGTGTGACTTTATACAACCTCGGCGTGACCACCGCTTATTATACGGGCATGACCGGAACATTGTCGTATGATCAGTTTAAGGAGAACAAGAACAATACCATGATCTTTGCCGGGGTAAAGGAATCCACTCTTCGGGAAATGTATGAACTGGGCGTGAATGCGGCAAAACGTGAGGCGTCTGTGAAAAATATGGAAGTTGCACCGGTGCAACAGAACCGGAGTGGAAAAATAAAAGGAGACTTCCAGGGGCTGGAGAATGCGGCAGAGCTGCACGCAAAGAAACTGGGCGTAACCATCGAAGCCAAAAACAAGATGGAGCACAACGCCAACGGATCATTCGCGGCATCCATCATGAAGATGACGCTGAATAATGACCGGAACATGTACCAGACAATCATGCACGAGACGAACGAGTTTGCGGATGTATTCAATCCGGAGGGCATGGAGCAGGTATATGATTCTGTCATTGATTTTGTTGCGTCGGAGCAGGGCGCGGCATACTTATCCCAGATGGGGCGCAACTATCTGGAACGGTACCGGGAAATCAAAGCGGAGGAAAATTACCGGGAGGCGTTGGAGGAGTTTTCCAATGATGTGATCGGTTCCATATTTTCTACGGAGGATGGTATCAAGGAGTATATGGATTGGCTGAAAGAGGACTCCGGCTTGA